TGAATTGCGTGAACATTCACCATATAAAGTTATTGAAGTTGATACTGCTGAGGCTGATGATATCATTGCCGTATTATCAATCAAACATTCGGCTAATGAAAAGGTTATGATTCTGTCCTCAGATAAAGACTTTGCACAATTGCAAAAATATCCTAATGTTGAACAGTATTCACCTATTCTAAAGAAATTCATTAAAGAACCTTTGCCTTCTGCACAACTAAAACAGTTGGTAATTCGTGGTGACAAGAGTGATGGCATTCCAAACATCCTTTCTAAAGATGATGTATTCGTTGAAGGTGTTAGGCAGAAACCAATCACAGAAGCAAAAATCATTAACTGGATGAATCAGAAGCCAGAAGAATTTTGTACCGAAGAAATGTTGCGTAATTATAACCGCAATGAGATGCTAATTGACCTTACAAGAATACCCGAAAATTTGAAACAAAATATCATAGATACCTATGAATCAAGTAAAGGTCGTACTCGGCAAGAGTTTATGAACTATATGGTTGCTAATCGTCTTAAAAACTTAATTGAAGTGATTGACGAATTTTAAAGAGAAAAAAATGAATGATTTATTATATTCTGAAATAATTGAGCTATTTCAAAAAGCGGAAACAAGGAAAGATAAGATTGCTGTATTACAAAAATATGGAAGTTTTTCTTTTCAAGAATTTCTAATTTGTGCTTTTAATCCAGACATAAAATTTGATGTAGAAATTCCACAATACCGACCTGCTGTAGAACCAGCAGGATTAAATTTTACTTACCTTCATAATGAGATGAGTAAGATATACCGTTTTATTGTTGGTCATCCTAAACGTAGCCCAGACTTAACAGGTAAAAAACAAAAACAACTATTGACTGTTATTTTAGAATCTCTACATAAAGATGAAGCTGAACTTCTAGTTAAGATGTTTAAGAAAGATTTGAATGTGAAATATCTATCACAACAAATTGTCCGTGAAGCATTCCCTAATTTAAATATTCCAAAGAAATGAAAGTAGCCATTGTAACTCCTACTATCGCATCCGAGCATTTAGCTAAATGTATTGCCTCGGTTGATAAACAAACATACGAAGATATTGTGCATTATATCTTTATTGATGGTTGTCAGTATGAACCAAAGGCAAGAGAGATTCTTGTTGGTTCATCTAAGACCAGAATGATTGAATTAGAAGAGAATGTTGGTAAAGGCTGGTATGGACATCGTGTATATGCAGCTAGTTCATTCTTAGTTAATGCTGATATTATTTGTTACCTAGATGAAGATAATTGGATTGAACCAGAACATATACAGAAAATGGTTGATACAATTAAAGAAGGTAATCAATGGGCATATTCTTTAAGAAAAATATATGATAAAGATGGAAACTTCTTATGTGAAGATAATTGTGAATCATTAGGAAAATGGCCAGTACATTTTAATCCTGATATACACCATATTGACACTAGTTGTTTTGGTGTGCGCCGTGATATTGCTGTTCAAATTGGTCACTTTTGGTATGGCCAATGGGGTGCAGATAGACAATTCTTTAATGCAATAAAGAAACATTTTCCAAAGTATGCCTGTACGAATGATTATACAGTATGCTACAGGCTTGATGGCAATCCTAATTCTGTAACAAAAGAATTTTTTGAGCAAGGTAATGAAGTCAATGAAAAGAAATATAATGGTAAATTCCCATGGAAATTAAAACAGAAAACTCTTTCTGTGGGGCCAGGAATTTCAATTCTTATTTAATTTTCTCCTAGATTCTGAAATTTTCCTTTTGGTTTTTTCACTACGGGGAATACCAGTTTTAGATTTACTAATAGAAAGTTTATGTGAATCGGACAAAGGTCTTCCAGTTTGTTTGGTGGAAATTTTTAATTTTTGTTCTTCGGTGAGTTTTCTATTAAACATAGGATTATTTTTACCCTTATTCAATGAACTAAGTAATTTTTTGGTTTCTTCGGTATGAGTTCTACCTTGCCAAAAATTACAACCTTCTGAAAAAGATATATAATTTTGTTCTTTTAATATGTTGGGATTATTTTTAAACCATTCTTGTAGTTCAAAAACAAAATCTGCAGGAGCATAATATGTATTCATACAAACTATTTATAATATGAAAATTAGAACAGCATTAATAACTGGAGGTTCCGGGTATCTCGGTAGTCATTTAAGTAAAGCATTAAAGAAGGCTGGTTGGAAAACTTTTGTATATGACAAGGTTAAACCAAAACACAACTATGCTGATATGTGTGAAGTTGCAGATATCAGAGATAGGAATTCTTTAGAGAATGTTTTTCGTAAAGTTAAATTTGATACAGTCTTTCATTTAGCAGGAAGAATTGAGGTCGGTAATTCATTTGAAGAACCTACTGAATTTTGGGATGTTAATACTGGTGGTACAGCGACTCTATTGAATATGATGAAGAAATACAATGTGGAAAAGATTGTATACTCATCAACTGCCGGTGTATACTTATCTGGAGGTCTAGCAATACCAGAAACAGAATGTACCACTAACAACCATGTTTATGGTAACACCAAACTAGCTTCTGAATACGCTATTGAAGACTCTGGTCTAAAGTATATCATTTTTAGGTACTTCAATCTGGCTGGTGCCGATGAAGACGGAGAAATGGGTGAAAACCATGAACCTGAAACTCATTTGATTCCACAAATACTAACCAATCTAAATAACTTTAAAATGTTTGGTGACGATTACAATACTCCTGATGGAACTTGTATTCGTGATTATGTTCATGTAGCTGATGTTGCTGATGCACATATACTAGCTGCGAATTATTTGGAAGAAAATGTAGAATCTCAAATAGTTAATTTGGGTACAGGTAAAGGTCATTCTATTTTAGAAATTATTTCCTTAATTGAATCTTGCCTAAATCTGAAAGTAAATTATACCGTATTGCCAAGAAGAAAAGGTGACCCTGATAGATTAGTGGCAAATGTTAAGTATGCCTCTGAGTTATTGAATTTCAAGTGTAAGTATGATATAATGGATATTATTAAAACGGCATATAATTGGCACAATAAATCATGGAACATAAAAATTTGACAAATATTAAATCCTTAGCTGAGTTTCCGCAAACTACAACTGAGAGAATTGAAAATTCATTATTAGACAACCACATTCACTTCATCAACGGAGACATAGATGAAGAATCGGTAAAAGAAGCCATCAAATGGCTTATTTACGAAAATTTAGAAAAAAGTAAAGATAAGGTTTTGACTATCTACATTAATTCTTGCGGTGGCAATTTAACTGATGCTTTCGCTTTGATTGATATTATGAAGCAATCAAAGCACACCATTCGTACAATTGGAATTGGTAATGTAATGAGTGCTGCCTTCCTTTTGTTTGCTTGTGGTTCTAGAGGTGAAAGATATATATCTAAACATACAAGCATTATGTGTCACCAATTTACTGGCAGTATGGAAAGTAAATACCATGACATTAAAGCTCAAATGAAAGAAACGGAAAATTGTAATAATCGTATGATTGAAATTTTAAAAGAAGCAACAGATTTACCGGTGAGTAAAATTAAATCTAAACTTTTATCACCAAGTGATGTTTACTTGACAGCTGAAGAATTAATTACATTTAACGTGGCAGACCACATCTTGTAAAATGATAGCAGGCGGTAATAAGTTTCAAAAGATTCGTAGTCCGAAATCTAAGAAGAATGAAGATAAAGAGGACTTTAAAGAGTTTAAAAACAAAGCTAAACGCAACTATGATAAAGCTATGAAGCGTTTGCGAAAAAAGGATGAAGATGAGTTATATTAAAGAACTTCAAAATAAAATTTCTGAATTGAATTTGCGTATACAACAAAATCAAGGTGATGTTGCTTCTCTACAAAGCGAGTTGAATAAATTGCTAATCGCTGAATTTGAGGAAGATATGCGAGAAGAAACCAATCAACAATTATTAAAAGGATAAGTGTTGTAAGGAAACAACAACACGCTTGACATACCCATCTACCTGTGTTAGGATGTAGGTATGTTAGAAATTTTAAAAGAAACCACGGTTTGGGCTGACAGCTCAAATGCCAATCATACTTACTTGCTTGAAGGAAGTAAAATTATCGCTTATGCAAAATTTGGCGGTAATGACATTCAAGAATTAAGAACACAAATCAAAATTGATAAAAGGTACCGAACCTTTGTAAAGACCAAGCATTCAGGTCTTGAAAAATTTATCAAAAAAACAATCCCAAAACCTAATACTTCCGTATTCAAAGTTACAAGTGGTGAAAAAGAGTATTTTGTAGAACTTTTTAATTACAATTATACTTGTACCTGTACTGGTTACAATTTTCGTGGAAAATGTAAACATATTACTGCTGTTGTAGAATCACAACAGCCCGCTTGACAATCCTGCCTGTTCTGTTATAATACTTCCATAAATTGTTGAAAGCGTTTATGAAATTACATATTGAAACACAAACCCAAGAGAATTACGGCGCCCACGATTGGGACGGTACGGGTGTGTGCCCACAATTTTGGAAATTCAAAGGTGGTGAGGATTATTTTGTTTCAATTGGTAATAATATCAATGTTGAAAACACAACCGCTATTGTAATGGCGGTTCGTGGTGACATTGAGGAAAATAATGATTATTTCCGTTGTGACATTATTGGTTGGGATATTGTCGCTGATGACTTTATGACCGAATTTGAAAAATCACAATTAGAGTATGAAGGCACGATTCGTTTTCCCGCTAAAGTGATTAAACTATGATAATCTACACCTATCAAAAATCCAAAAAGAAAAACAAAACAAAAAAAGAAATGGCTGAGTATCAAGCTTGGGCTGATAATCTTGCTAATCAAAAAACAAATTTTTCAAGAAAAAGTATGGCAAAAAAATCTTTCAATTTGACAACTGTCCCAAAATTGACAATACCAGCTGGTCGTGATGTTAGAAAATATCCGAGTATGGTAACACCAGGCGGTTCTGCTACAAAACCTGTTAAAGGAAATGTATATACAGGAACCGCTATGTTAGGAATTGGCACTTTACATAAAAGTAATGCTGTGCCGATTTTTAGTGACGAAGAAGCGAAAGACCAAGCGAGTATGCGGAGATGAATACTAAAGTATTACTGTTGCTTTTATGCAACAAGACGCTTGACATTCCTGCCCATTGTGTTATACTCCATCCATAGATTGAGAAAGCGAGATTTTTATGAAGTTACTTAGTACTGGCAACCCCAAGGTTTTAAAAGGTTTAAAACAAGGTTTTAATACTTATATTATGCACCTTGCACCTGCAAATTTATCTGGTTATGAAACCTGTCCTAAACGCACCGCTGGTTGCACCTCTGCTTGTTTGAATACCGCAGGTCGTGGTGGTATGTTT